TATTACTTTATGTATGTATGCTGATTCATAAGTATTTGGATTACAATGCCAATAGTCACCGTGGAATTCTATTATTTTGTTATTGATAACAAAATCATAAGAATGTGTTATTTTTTGACTTGGAAAATATCTAAAAAACTGCTTCCCGTTTAGTGCGCTGTAATACTTATTTTTGCATTTTAAATTATCTACTATTTTTTGAATAAATTCTAATTCTAAATCCGAATAATTATTTTTAGAGAATTTAACAAAATCTCCATTTTTGTACATATCATTTATTTTTTCGCCCCATTCTTTATTTCTTTTTTGCCAAATCTTTATTCCTTTTTCCTCCCCATATTTTTTGATACACTTATCAATCGTAAATGTTCTTTGTCTTTCTTTATATTTTTCTATTGCGGTTTCTATATCTTCATATTTATTTTTCCAATATTCAAAATTAGTTTCTGTTAAGCGATTAGAGAGTGCTTGTTTGGCGAATACGGAAACAGCTTTTTCTTTGTCTTCAATATTTGAATACCCTTTAAAACTTTTTGAAAATGGTGATAATGTTTTTCGATATTCTTCGGATGTTTTTGATTTATGGTTTGGATTATTCACTCCTTTAAATTTTTTACTCATCAAAGTTCGATACTTCTCATCCTTCATATGAATTCCTGAATTCTTGGACGTGCTTTTTTTGTCAGAAAGACAGGCGACTGCAGCATTTGGAAATTCTGAGTGATAATCTTTAATAGTTTTATCTGTATGGTGATTTTTAATATGAGTTCCGTATATTCTTTTTGCTTTATAGTTGCACCATTTACAAGTAATATAATCAATTCCTTCTATTCCATCGAGGCTGTTTGATTTTTTAATTAGTGCCTTTTGTTTTTTTAATTCTTGGGCTTTTTCTTTGCAAACGGTTGAACAATATTTTGTTCCTGTGCCTTTAACTGCTGTTTCACAGATTAAACATTTCATATTTATACTATTTTTTATAGTATATATTTAAAGATGAATCTTGCTTTTTGACAAATCAATCCAGCCAATCATAAATTTTCCAAAGACGCCATTTTATTTTTTCAGCAAATGTTAATTTGCGTTCCTTTTTCAGTATTATAAAATAAAGGTTTCCTAATGAAATTTCTTTAACTTCTTGCTCCGGAAATTTCACCTTTATTTTAGTTGAATAAGAAGCACACTTCCCAATCTGGCGGCTTGCAACCATAACGTTGAAGCGATTATCTTGGAAATCTCGTAACATTTTTTTCTGGTACCCTCTAAGTTTAATTCGAGAAATACCTTCGTCCGTCATTGAATAACAATAGTTCTCTCCAAAATAAACTACGTCATCTGCGCATTTTGCAATTTCTTGTAGTTCCTCATCGGTATAATCGAAAACAATATCCGGTGCTCGGTAATCTATTTTACCGTCAGCAAAAGGAGAGTAATCAGCCTGTCCGCCTTGCTCTATTTTTGTAATTTCTTCATTGATCCTTTTGGTTGACCAAACCTTACCTCTACTCGACATCTTCTACATCTTTTTTGATTGCGCCATCTGCTTTGTGTTCTGGGATTGCTTGGCGCAGTGTTTCAATTAGTTTTCGAGTTCCTCGGATTTGATTGCCAGTATTATCTTCAATTTCATAGTCACCACTTTTCAGTTCCTGTGGACCTTCTGCTTTTTTGATTCGATAGTCTTCCTTTAAGGACTTGTAATTGTTTTCCATAATTACCATGAATTGCGCCATGTGTTTGACTATATCCATTTTAGCACGTTGTAATGAAGAAAGAACTTCAAATGCTCGAGGATGTACTCCACCATTATCAATCTCCTCAAGCAATTTGATAATAGCATGCTCTGCGGTTTTCATTTGAAACAGCAAACTTGATACGGTTAGTTTATCAACTGTATTTTTTTCTCGGATATATGCAATTTCAGATATAATATCTCGGTCCAAATAGAATTCAGCAATTGCCGCAACAATTTTTCCCGCTTCATCATCTGCGACTTCTTTGACCGCCATGTAGTTTAAAAATCCTACGGTAGGTCGTTCGGGTAAAATGCTTTCAGCAAGTTTTAATGAGCTTGCTAGATTTTCATCACTGTTAATAAGTTTTTCCAATTCGTCCTTTTCATTGAGTACTTCGACTCTTCTGGGATTTGGTTTTCTTGCCATATTGTATTATTTTGTCTGTCCAATCCAAGGAAGTTCTAATCTTGGAAGAGCGTTGTCTATGATTATAGAATACTGCGCATCTTGGACAATGGTTTGATTTAAAATTATGATTTGTTTATTTAAGTCGTTTTCTGATCTAGAGAAAACTCGAATGTTTGTATAAGCTAAGCTGCTTGCAGGCAAACGATACTGATATCCACCTGTTGCGCTTCGATTGACATTTGTAGCAATCACCGCCTTTGAGTATATATTCTCTAAATCAGTTGTCTGTTCTGGTGTTGCTGATGACTCGTTCCATTTACGAATCCAAAGGTCTAACGAGATTTGTTGAAAGCAATTATTAACATTAAAGTAGTAAGCATACCAATTGTTCTCAACAATATTGTTCGGTAATATAAATAGGAGATTCTCAGTCTGACTAACAAAATTAAAATATCGGCTTGCATAAAGTGAAAGCTTCCAACCTGAATTATCATCTGGGTTGAGACCATCCATCATTATAGTTTCGTAAGTTACTTCTACTTGATAACCGCTTGTTATAGACCCAGATGCCCAGTTTTGATAATAGGTATTTAAAAATTGAATAATCTCATTTCGGACTGCAATTGTAATAATAAAACCACCAACAATTGGCGTCTTTGAGACAAAATTGCCAAACACTGAAAGTCCATTAAAACGTGTAATCTTTAAAAGCGAACCCGGTTGATAGTTTCGGTTTGGAGTAATTGTAAAACTCAGTGGAGTTGTTGTTGTGCCTACAGTCCCGAGTACCAATTGTCCTTTAACTGAATCTTTTGGCGTTTGGACTTTTGGGCCTAATTCTTTAAACCAAGCACAGACACCTAATTCATTTTCATTGCTTTCTGAAAACTCAACCTTTGCTCGATATTTAACAGCAATCTGATTTTCTAAAGGATTGAATATTGACCGCAGGTCATACTGGCTTTCGGATAAAATATTACTCCAATTCATAAGCCGAGATTCAGTAATTACTAAATTGTCATTTATTTCCAAACGAGTTGGGTCGTATTTTCGACTTCCAATTTTTGGATCATATTGCTCTGGCTTTGTAATTTTTTCTTCTTCAACTGTAACTTCTTCATCGAAGCGCTCGATACTGTCCCATGAGATTCCGTCCAATTGTCCTCTGAGTTCCTGCGGTTCGTATCGGTTTGCTTTGGGGGCATATTTTTTTAATGCAACTTTCCAATATGCAGGTTGATACATAAAGTCTCTAAATAGATATGAGCTTTCAATTTCATAAATTCGATTTGTCAAAGGAAAGTAAATTATGTCTCTTTTCTGTGGTGCAATTCCAATCCCTAAAACCGATTCAAAATAATTCTTATCAATGTGAACTTCAAACGGCATTTCGAAATCCAAGCCAAACGGGTTGAAGTTTATTTTTGAATCTGGAAACTCATTATTTGGAACAATTACTTTTATCGTACACGGCTCATCCACATCGTATAAAGTCCACTCGTGTAAAACTACATCTTTTCCAACTGCCATTGGTACTGCTCTGGCATACATTGTATCATGGCCAAAGATTCGGTTGATAGATGCGCTTAGGTCTTTGTAAAGAACAACCGCTGGGTTTACTTGATAAGGTCGAAAGGTAAAATTCTCAAGTTTTGTTAGATTTGTTATCGAACCTTTTTCCGCAACGGTTAAGATTGGTCGGAAACCATAATAAGGGTCATCGGCATCTACGGATTGCTCAAACAATAATGTTATGTCATTGATTGTAATCGGCCCACCACCAATCAGCGTATATCGGAAATCAACATAAAGATCTAAGTTTGGGTCTAAGTTACAAATTGCTGTTAAATTTTCAACAGTCAAATCCATCCACGAAGCACGGACCCGATTTGTTGTCCCCCATCTGAACTCGCGGCGAAGAACCCCAATACCTGAGATGTCCTCTTCCCATCCCGTCATTTTAGTTACCCATTTATACGGCTTTTGCTGAACGATTTTTGCGTAATCTCCAATATTTGTTAGAACAGTTGTACAACTCACTTAATAGTGCTTTTTATCTATATATCAAAAAATAAAAAAAGGGTATGAACATAGTCCACACCCTTTAACAATCGCACTTGTTTTAAAATATTTTTTTATAATTGTTCGATTACTTTTAAATCGATTCCAGAATTGGCAACAGCATCTCGCAGTTTTTCTAGTTTTGCTTCAATTCTATCGGCACGTGAATCTATTTTTTTTCGTAGTTCTTGATTTATTGAATACTGATTTTCTGCATCATTTTGAATTATGTCTCGTAACCTTTTTTCTATGACATGGATATAATCATTTAGGTAGACTTTTTCCTGTGTCAAAGTAGAACGAATGTCATCCATCGATCTGTAAACCGAGTCTAACTCCCTATGAAAAATTGTTGTGTTTATTTTTTTACTCAACCTATAGTACGCCACGGCGATTGATGCTATCAAAGCAATGGCACACAAAGTTGAACAAACGGTAATAATGATTGTTGTAAGCATAATGTTTTTTTTGTTTTTTTAAGTGCGATTGTATATCTTTATTCAATTAGAGATTTAAAATTTTCAAGTTCGTCCCAAACTTTATCGCCGAGTAAAGAAACCGCATCATCAAAATCTCGACGAGACCACTGATGGATTTCACACCATTTTTGAATAATCGAATCTTCGACAGGTTGGACTGCTTTTTTCTTTTCTTTCTCTTTTTTCGTTTTAACGTACATCCAACCAGGTGTTCGATTATATTGCCCGGCCAATAAAGATTGCCAAAAGGTAACAGCTTCGGATGGATTGATTTTTAAATGATTAAAATAAGCAGCTTGAACTGGATAGCGAATGCTGCACAAACGATTGACCATAAAAAAATGTTTACCTCGCTCATGTGGCGGTACCGACTTAAATTCATTCGGCTTGGAAATCATATTGTTTATAAACTCAAATAAGTCTGCCATATTGTTTATTCGAAATTAGAGAAAAAATCGGAACTAAATGATTTCTTTTCGGTGATAAATTTTGTTCCACTCAACAGTGTGTTAATATCATATTTTGTAATTTTCAATCTTTGTTCCCCAACTACTCGATATGTTTTATGAAAATCCTGTTGGATAGTTTCAGGAATCACATCACCATTTAGATATACCAGTTTAATATTACGCTCTATTCTAGCACGTAAGTCATCAATGACCGGGGTTTGTTTACAATAATTTATTATCCCTGCTGAAATCGTATCTACATACAATTTTAAATCCATGACATTAACATCAAGTGGGAGGTCGGTGTAAATCAATTCAGCTTTTTGTGGTGTGATTTTATAAGTCTTTTCACCTTTTTTCCAAGACCAAATCGGAGGAACAGCGTCACCTTTATCACCGATAATAATTTTCTCAACGATAAATTTATGGGTATCAATTTCTTCAACATCAACCTTTCCCATCAATCCAGAGATGACATCTTTGCTGGCATTAATAAAAGTATTTGCATCGAAAAGGTCAAAATGTGAAGATGCCGCTGCGATCCATTTCGTAAAACCAGTTGGGACAATTAACGCTCGAGACTTTGAATTGGGATTAAAAACTACAACAAAGTTTTTATCAGTATGTCGGACACATTGTTTCATATCACCATCTCCGGTGATAATTACACTGTCTTCGCCGGCTTTAAGGAATTGATCTGACCAAAGATAAAGTAAGTCATCGCATTCCGCGCCTTTTTCCTTGGAAACAATGAAACCTTTTTCTTTAATAATTTCGGCAAAGTCGTTAATTGATTGATAAAAATTATCCCAGTTAACGCTATCATCTTTTGTCCTATTTCCTTTATAGTCAATATCATCCGTTTCCATCGGAATATCTTTGCGCCAACTTCTGGAGTCAAATGTAAAAACAACTTTATTCGGATGTTCAAAATTACGGATTGCGTGAGAAACATCGGTCGCCACTTTACGGACAAACATTTCTTGTTCCTTTTTTGAATTGAGCAATTTTTTCGAACTTGCATAACCACCAAATGCAAAAAGAGTTTTATAGAAAAAATAATGTCCGTCAAATATTAGATTCATAATTATGAGATTTTTGTACAGTATAAATATATGAAATTTTCTCGAGACTTGCAAGGAAAACCCAATCTTTTTTAGTAATATCCAAAACTTTCGATTGCCCTTTTAATACTTCGTTCAAGCTCTTGGCGAAGAACAAAGATTTGATTTACTGTATTTAAGTTTCCTTTAAAGACTTGTTTTCTTTGCAGCTCATTTTGTTTGTTTACTGCATAGATATAAATCCTTGCACCAATTTTAACAACATCGAATTTTTTCCTGGGAAGTATTGGGTATGTTGTTAATATGTAACTATCAATGTCGGAAACTCTTTCAAAAATCATTCTACAACTTCAGGTTTTATATGGACACTGTATTCTCTATTTCTTAGATTTTTACCAAACCATTGACCTTTGGATGTTGCAGAAGAAAAGGATTGGTAGTCATCATAAGTAAAATTTGGATATGTATATTCGTGGCCATTATGAAAAGTCACTGTAATGTTTTCCGATATGTCATCCCAGTTTGCAGACTTGACCAAAGATGAATTTACTTCTAAATTGTATTGCATAAAAAAAGTTTATTAGTTTGCTAAAATCATTTGACACTCATATACCGCAGCCAACATTGAAATTGCTGGGTCAATTACTTGAATTCTTTGTGACTGATAATGTGCAGCCTTAATTACAATTTGTGGGATTTTTCCAACTAACTTTGGATGATTGTCTCTAATGTAGTCAGGCAATTCAGCACCAAGTGCAGTCAAGACATCGTCAACCTTTGAACCATAGTTGACCATTAAAAATTTATAAGTCTCAGTTGGGTCAGGTTTAGTTCCGCAAACCATTTGAAATACATCCGCAAACGAATAGTTTAATTTTTTGATGTCTTCAACTTTAATTTCAGTAACACCTTGAATTACGAAACTTTGAACTTTATTGAGAATTGTTCTCATGTCCGGGAAGTTTCTTTTTACAAATTCAATTACTGCATCTTTTTCAATTTGAATATTTGCAGCTTTCAGGATTGACCAAGTTCGTTTAATAAACTCAACCATTACTTCTTTTTCCTCTTCATTTGAAACAAAGTCAAATGATATACAATTAAATCTCGATTGTACAGGCTCTGGAACTTTATTGATATAATTACAAGTTGCAATAAAGCGAGCAGTGTGTGCAAATTTTTCAATCGTGGCACGAAGTGCTTTATAGAATTGGTCAGAAGCACCATCAATCTCATCAAGAATAACAACCTTGTATTTCTCAGCGCCATCCATTAACGAAATAGTCGAGCACCAATTTGTAATTTTGTCTCGAATAACATCGACGGAACTTTCATCCGAAACGTTGATGTATAAAGTTGGATAGTTTGCAGCCAATACTTTTGCTGAACTTGTTTTTCCTAATCCGGGACTTCCATAAAGAAGGAAGTTTTGATGAAGTTCACCGTTGCCGAAGGATTTGCGAATGCGGCTTGGTAGAATAAGTTGGTCAAGTGTTTTAGGGCGATACCTTTCGGTAAATAACTCTTGGATCATATTATAATTTTTAAGAATGAATAATTTTTATTTTATATGCCGAAACGACTTGTGAGTTTTTTAATCCGATAAATTATTTACAAGTTTTGCAAGGACATGGCCATGACAACCTTTTGGGTGACACCAACATCCCAAGACTTTTCCTTTTAATTCTTTAAGGTCAGATAACAACCGACGGCCATCGCCTAACAATATCCAGTTTTCGTATGCCTGGATTGCTTCTTGTCGAGATTTTACAATAAATTCAGCTCGGGTTTCTTTGTCTTTGATATGTGAAAATGGATTTCCCCATTTGCTCGGACGTCCAATATAGATATCATAGTCCTCCTTTTTACAGTGGACGACTTTACATTCTGGTGAGTTTTGATTTATCAAATTCATTAAAATATAATTTATGAGAAAGGAATGCCACCCAACCAAAAAACTAATGATTTACGAACTCCACTTGTTACTGGTGTAATACGATGAGTTAAATAGGTTGGGTAGATAACAACACTACCAGCAGCACGACTCACAGTATACCAATACTCTGGATTTGGACTAGATGCGAACTCTAAATTACCCCCACGGTAGTCATCACTGTCTGACAGTTGAACTGTGACTGCTAACTTTCGACTTGAATAAGGATGGATATCTCCAATATCCACGTGCCAATCAAAGTGATCTCCAGATTCCCATTCACAATACATAATTGGTTCGGTAAAATCTAAAGGTTCAAATTTGAATGCCTCGCCATTTGCCCATAGTGCTAAATCGTATACTCTGCCGTACAACCAACTCCATTCATCCGTATATGGAATCCATGCTATTTTACAGGACCTAGTTTCTTTGGCAATTTCACCGGAGACGGTTGCTTGCGACAATTCTAATTCGGCAAGTTGTTTTTTAATATTTTGAATTTCACCAAATTCAATGCAGCTTGGTAAAGTAATGCTTGACATTCTGACTGCATTAATCTCCGGGTGCGGATTAGTATCGAGTAATATCATTTTTATTTTTTTACAAGTTCATCTTTCCAAGTACTTTCCTTTGCACTATTTCTCCACGGCCATGTTGATTTTGCTTTGGCATAGTCACCATCATTATATTCTTTAATCCACAATCTTTGTTCCCAATATTGGTCACACCCCCATACTCCGTAAATAACGAACCACATCCATTCAAAATAAAAATGCGGCTCTCTTTCACACCGGGGTGTTTCCCATTTATCTTTCCACATTAATCCAGAGCGGGTGAGTCTTGGAAGCCAAAACCAACTATGATTTTTTTTAAATCTAATTCTAAAAACTGGCCGTTTGATTTTCATAATTATAAATTTTATTCAATATAACAAAAAAAGTTGGGACTTGTAAGAAAATCACCAACTTTTTTAGAATAATTTTGAAATATTTTAGAATCCCATTCCGCCACCCATATCGTTCTGTGCAGCTTGGATTTGCTGAGCAAGTTTCATATCCTCTAAGTCCTGTGCTTGTTTTTCTTTCATCATTCTTTCGTTTGCAGCAATATCATCAGCAGAAAGTTTCATATATCTTTCAATTACAAATTTAGGTGCAAAGATTGGAACATCAGTGTCCATACCAGAAGCATCTTTCTTTTTGTCATAGATACCCATCATTGTGTTTGCGATATTAACTCGCTGTTCCAAGATTTGCATTTCTTTTAATTCTTCAAAGATATTATCTTTATTATATCTGAGTGACAAACTTGCTTTCATTAATTCGTCTTCAGCAAGCTCTGGGTATATCAGACCAATTTGGATAAAAAGAGGCTTGAGTAATACTTCTTGGAATATTGAACGAAGACGATTGATGAATTTAAAGAAACGAATTTCTTCACGGTCAATACCATCGGCCGAAATACTAAATTGACTTCCACCGTTTTCTTTGTCGAAGCGACTGAACGGAATTTTCGAATCTTCTTTAACTTTATCTTTGAAATATTTAAGAGCATCAGTATCGGATAAATCAAATCCTTCACTTGCTAATACAGATATATCCGGAGATTCACCGTTTTTACTTGGGAATAAGTAGTTTTTGTAGAATTGCATTGAAGGCGAACCGTTGATGCTTAATTCCCCAGAATCATAATCTAAATTGATATCCTCTTTATAGATATTAATCATCTCTGCTAATGATTCTTTAGCACGTTGCGGTGATTTGGTACCAATTGGGACAACCATTTTCATTCTGAACTGGGAATTCATTGTGTTCCAAATTACACGGCTATTTTCCATAATCCTTAGTAGATTGAAAGAACGAACCATCCTTTCAACATAACTCACACGGCCTGTAAAGTTTCCTTTTGCATAAGAAATATAAATAATCTGTGAGTCCAAAAGAACTCTCTTCATTGAAGGAACGTCTTCATATTGAACCCAGATTTTTTTGAATGTTCCATCACTTCCTTTTTCAACACCCGGACGTAATGAAATAGGGTCAAGTTCTTTGAAACCCACAATGTTCTTTCCATCCGGGTCATAGATAATCTCAAAGGCAATAAAACCGTCAATTAGAAGCTGTCGAAAATATCCCCAAGCATCCTGACCTTCAGAAAAGTGAAAGTGTGTATAGATTTTTTTAAACTGTTGACTAACTTCAGCAATAATTTCTTTTTGATTATCCGGAGACAAAATCTCTTTTAGCTTAGTTGTGTCAATATCAGCAAAGAAATTAGAGTCATTAAAAACAATTGCTTCATCTGTAATTGTATCTACAATAAACTCAATCTCTGGATTCATTGCAAATTTTCTTAAGTAACCTCTTCTTGCCTTGTAGTCTTTGTCGAAAAACGCAATAAATTTCTTTTGTCCGACGTCGGCGAGTGCTAACGAATATAAAAATTCCTCGGGTAAATAACCTTGGTTACCAAATTCGGATTCAGTAACACCCACTGCTCTGGATTGCTTAACGACCATGTCATCGTATCGCATTCCTAAGTTAGATAAGGTTTTTAAGCTTTTTGATAATTGACCGAATATTGGATTGACGCCAACTCGGTCGATGAAACCTGCCATTTGTTAGTTTTTTATTTTATATAAAGAAAAAAGAAATTAGTTTTTGTATTTTAACCACCTGGCTTGGTGTACTTTTTCTGATTTTTTGTTGCCTTGTCTGCGCTTATATTGTGTTCTGTTAAACCTTTTTTCTTATCTATATAATCATTCCATATTGCTGCTAAACCTTTACCAGCAATGTCTTTTGATACATAATACGGTATCTTTTCCCAGTCTTCAAGTTCAATAAGTACAGCACTTTTGATGTTATCAACAATGTAATTTCTTACTGCCCATTGATAACCTATTGTTGCCTTTTCGTTAAATAACGTATATACAAAATACCAATTTGTTAAATATTGCCAAAGGCGATTAACTGCACCTATTTGATCTTTATCAATAGCCTTTTCTGCAGCATATATATCATTTTTAAACACCTGGAAGAAATTCTCTAAAACTTCAACTCTTGTGAATTCTGGAAGCAGATTTAAATTTAAACCTTGGACAATTACATTACCTTTTTCTGAGACGTATTGTCCATGGACTAATACTAAAGGACGTTTGTCATAGTAGTCAAGTTCTTTCTTGGTTATCGGGTCATACATCCAAGTATAAATTCGACCGGGTAAAAAGAAGTCAAATTTTCGGGCATGGAAGCGTTCGGTTGTTTCCAGGAACCCGGTATCTTCAAACGGTTTAACTGCATACTTTTGATAAAAGTAATTAAATGTTTCAGTTCTTCTTTTTCCTTTTGCCTTCTCTTCTTTATAAGCTTCCAATGGACTTTTCATACGCCTTTATTGTACAGAAATTTTTCAGTGATAACAACAAAAACGTAACCCATTTTTCGGGCATATTCTTTTGCTGCATCAAATTTGGATTTATTAATAATCCATTTTTTCAGTTGCTCATTGTGAGCAGTAATTTGGTTTATTGATGGCTTTTGCCCGTTAAGAACAGGTTTCTGTAAAACTGATTCGGGCTTCACTTCAACTATATAGTCGACGGTAACATCTTCAGATTTTTTAACTCGCATAAAAAAATCTACATAATACAAATGCCCCGGATGCTCCGGTTTATCAAATGGGGTTCGGTATGGAATGCCAATTGGCTCGGATGCCCAGCATACAATATCAGGTGATAAGTCACAATAGCAACAAAAACGTTGCTCCCACGAAGACCTGAAAATTATCTTCGTGGGATCACCTATATATTTTTCAGAATTGATTAATTTGTAGTATCCTTGTTTGTAGCCTGATTTTAAAGTTGGTTTATTTTCTTTAATTTTGCTCATACATATCTACAAGTTATATAAATTTTCGTGGTCTAAAGATACTTTTGTAAGTGTTGAATTTGGATATAATTTTTTCCAACCTTTGCCGAAACCGTTTTTAATCATTTGTGTATAGTAAGCAAAAACATTTTTCGATTTTTCAGGGTTGTAACCTTTCCAGTATTTAACAATGTCCATCATAGCAAACGCAATACAATCCTCTCGGTCTTCTTCGTATTTGTACTTTAATTTTTTTGATGCGCCTTCAGCCATTGCTCGTAACATCTTAACAGCCTTCGTGGTTAATTCTCCTTTTTCTTTAGATAATGCGATTTCTTTTCTGAGTTCTTCAGCGTTTACATAATGTGCCATGTTTTTAGATTTATCCTGGTCCAACAATATTGTTTTCATTTTTTAAAGCATTGATATATGCCTGTAATTCAGATATGCATATAGTTATAGAGTCAAAAGACAAATTGGTTTCAGTTTTTAAGTGTGATTCTAAGCCTTTTAATTCATCGTATATGGTTCCAACTTTTGAAATTACCATATCTATTAGTTTGTTAAATTTCTCTGGAACGTTTTCCTTTGTCTTAACTTTATTCTTTAAATCGTCTTCTGAATTATAAACGCCCCACTCGTTAATCTCTAACTTTTTTTTTAACGATTCTTTGATACTAATATTAGCACCATCACTTTGAGCGGCTAACTTTATATCTTCCTTTTTAGAAGAAATTTCTGCCTTCTTTATAATTTTAACATCATTACAGTTTGCAATTGCAGTGGTACCATTTTCAAAACGAATAACCACACTGTTGTCAGCATCATTGCTACCTATTACTATACCTTTTT